TGATCTGGCGGAGCGTAGTAAAACATCTGCCCAGTATTTGAGCCAGATTGAGAACGGGAAAAAGCAAGCCAGTCTGCAAGTATTAGTGTCTGTGGCAGAGGTATTAGAAGTTTCGCTTAATGAGCTTCTTATGGGAAATCAGGTAAACAATCCGGTGGAGTATCAAAGAGATGTTGTACGGCTTTTGGCTGATTGTTCATCATATGAGAAGAGGGTACTTTTTGAAATGCTTTTGAATATGAAGGCGGTACTTAGAGAAAATAAGGGGCTGTTAGAAAAAGACTTAGAAAAATATTGATTATTGGAGAACACATTTTTTACAAATGTTCGCGCGCAAGAATAAAAACACTTGAAAATATTCGCCTCAGCGAATATAATAAAATAGGTACTGTATGTTGAAATGGAGGTTGTGTACATGAATTTTTTAACAACAGCAGAACAGGCTAAATTATGGAATATTTCTCAACGCAGAGTTGCTATTTACTGTAAAGAGGGACGTGTTGAGGGTGCAATTTTGAAGGGCAGTATGTGGTTGATTCCAGAGGGGGCTAAAAAGCCGGAAGACCCAAGAAGAGTCCGTAAAACGGGACAGACAGAATAGTATATTAGACTTAAAAATCGAGAGGTGTTAGGTATGTTAAAAGATAATACTTTGACTTACATAAGTTTGTTTAGCTGTGCAGGGGTCGGATGTTTCGGTTTTAAGAAAGCCGGTTTTGAATGCATTGCAACGAATGAACTTATTGAAAGACGTTTGAATGTTCAAAAGTTCAATAATAAATGTAGATTTGATTCAGGGTATATATGTGATGATATTACTACAGATGAAACAAAGAAAAAAATATTTGACGAAATAAAACGATGGGAAAAATTGGGCAACGATAGGGTTGATGTACTGATTGCAACGCCTCCATGTCAAGGAATGTCTGTAGCAAACCATAAAAAAGCAGAAGATGAGATTGTACGTAATAGCTTAGTTGTTGAGTCAATTAAAATTGTGCAGTCAATTAAGCCGAGATTCTTTATTTTTGAAAATGTACCGGCGTTTATGAAGACTGGTTGTACAGCACCTGATGGAGCTGTTAAAGCCATTGGCGATGTTATCGTGGAAGAATTAAGTGGCGAATATACCATTACAAGCAGAGTATTAAATTTTAAAAATTATGGTTCAAATTCTTCTCGTACCAGAACCGTTGTGATTGGTGTTTGTAAAGAGTTGTCAGAGTATATTGCTCCTATTGAACTGTATCCACAGTATAGAGAGGAAAAAATTCTTAGAGAAGTGATTGGCGATATGAAGTCCTTAGAATGGGGAGAAATTGCAAGCGATGACTTTTATCATGCATTTCGTACCTATCCTGAGGAAATGCGTGCATGGATTCATGATCTAAAGGAAGGGCAAGGCGCATTTGAAAATGCTGATCCACTAAAGAGACCGCATAAGATTGTAGATGGTAAAATTGTGCCTAATCAGCAGAAGAATGGAGACAAATATACTCGTCAATATTGGGATAAAGTAGGTCCTTGCATTCATACAAGAAATGACCAGTTAGCGAGTCAAAATACGGTCCATCCATGTGATGACAGAGTATTTAGCATTAGGGAATTGATGAAAATAATGACAATTCCGGATGAGTTCAAGTGGGTGGCTTATTCGCTGGATGAGTTAAACGGGCTGAATGATAAAGAAAAACATTCAGTTCTAAAAAAAGAAGAAATCAAGATTCGTCAGAGTATAGGAGAAGCGGTTCCTACGGCCATATTCTTTAGCATTGCAAGGAATATAGTAGATTTTATGCAGCAGAAGCATCTTCCTACAGCAATGATAGCTCAGGTTATAAAAAATAATCAATTAGATTGCCCTGAAAATCTGATCAATTTTTTGCGGGAAAATCCAATGAACTTAGGTATTTCTTCATTGGCAAGAATTGCTGAATTGACGAATACGCAGAGAGAAAATAATTCTGCATATTATACAAATAAATATATTGTCAATGAAATAGCTAATGATTTGCCGGAATATGATAAAGAAGATGTATATATTTTGGAGCCATCTGTTGGAGTGGGTAATTTTTTGCCAATAGTTTTTAAGAAATATGAAGCAATAAAAAGATTGCACATAGACGTGGTTGATATTGACGATAAAAATTTGGAACTTCTAAAAATATTGGTTGCAAAGATGGGTGTTCCGAGTAATGTTGAGTTGCGCTATATATGCGATGATTTTTTGCTACATGAATTTAAGCAGACATATGATCTGGTAATTGGTAATCCGCCATTTACTAAGATGAAAGCAGGGGAGGCTAGTAAATACCTTGCGAATAACTTAAATAAGGAAACGACAAATACATTTGAGTTTTTTCTGGAAAAAGCTATAAATATCGGAGAGTTTGTTGCTATGATTACACCGAAAGCGTTGCTTAACACGCCAGAGTTTTCAGTTACCAGAAATTGGTTACAAGATATGAATATATCATGTATTCAGGATTTTGGTGAAAAAGGGTTTAAAGGTGTTTTGGTTGAAACTATCTGTATTTTTATAAATAAAAATAAGAAGCCGGGAAAAACACTTATAAAATCTGCGACATTACAATTACAAATGTTACAAGAGCAAAAATACGTCACAGATAGTCAGTTTCCGTATTGGTTGATTTATCGCAATGAATTTTTTGATCGAGTATCTGCGAAAATGGATTTTGATAAGTTTACGGTTTTTAGAGATAGGCAGATAACAAACAGTAATACTATTTCCGAAAAGAAAGCTGATTCAGTTAGAGTAATAAAGTCGAGAAATATAAGTGATAATGGACGTGAAATAATCGATATTCCGGGATATGATGCTTATATAATGAGAGACACTGCAAAAAAATTGAGTGCATTTAAGTTTCTGGGAGATCAAAGAGTATACTTGACTCCTAATATGACATATAAGCCGCGAGTAATGAAAAATGGAGAAAACGTATTGGTTAATGGTTCTGTTGCGATTCTTATACCAAAAACTGATATTGAATTGACGCAGGAGCAGATGGAATATTTTTCAACGGAAGAATATAGAACTTTTTATCAGATTGCAAGAAATTACCAAACCAGATCCTTAAATGTTGACGCCACAAGTGTATTCTTTTACGGTGTTCTGAAGGAGGAGAGATCATGAATGAGGCGCAGATACAAAAATTTTTAGATGAACATAATTATGATGTTAGGATAACACACAATGGGCGTTGGATTGATCAAAAGTGTACTATGGATGTTGTTTGTCTGGTTGCAGATTGTATAATAGAGTTTGTGAACAGTCGTCCTGAGAAAACATTCACTGTTAATGATATATGGTACAATGAGTATACGGTGGAAAACGTTCAACAGATATTTAGCAAGCCAAACCCGAGTGAAAAAGCATCAAATGAATACGATAAGTATTTTGGACAGCCAATTAAGCTACTTGATGCGGCAGGTGTAATACACGGAGAAAAGCAAGGAAGCCGTTATGTTTACGAGATCGTTAATTATGATATTCTTGAATATATAAGTTTTAGAGAGAGAAACAGCTATACATTTCTTTGTCTATATATAGAAAAAGTTTTGCGCGACAGCGGTATTTACAGACTGTTTGAATATTTTTTTAGGTTGCAAGATAAGAACTCTTTTAAAGATTTAAAAGATGGATATACGGAATTTACAATCAAGAATACACCAATTAACGGAGCAACAGAATGTGGCCGTATCTTTACAAAAGTATTAAATCCGTTAGCATGTAAGTATCGCAAATGCGGAACGGAAAGAGGCCATCTATCCAAAGATGTTATCACGCAGGATATGATTTTGTATAACCAGAGAAACTGGAGAGATATTTTATCTGAGAAACCGAAAGATATGACACGAGTGGAGTACGAAGTCACATTGCCTAAACCAGATGAAGACTATATGACAGCGTACCGTATCAATCGAGCTAAACGAAATCTACGTAGATTTAATGATTTGTATAGAAACGGAAGAACCGAGGTGTATGATGAGCGACATATTGCGGATTGGGCGACACAGATGCATCATATTTTTCCTGCGAGTGATTACCCAACAATTGCAGACTATTTGGAAAATTTAATTGCGTTGACTCCGACACAGCATTTTACATATGCTCATCCGAATAACAATACACAATATATTGACAGAATGTATCAGTATATGTGCCTGATATCGAAAACAGGTACAATAAGAGAAAATTTAAAGAATAAGAATAATGTACCGGTGATATATGACTTTTATCTTTTCCAAACAGTTCTTAGTACAGGGTTGGAAACGGAAGAGTTTTATAAAGTTAAAGATATGGATTTTGAGCAGATTCTTAATTTGATCGAAGTACATTATGAGGGTTAAACTATGAGAGGTTATGTTTACGGAAGAAATGGACAAGTTGTATTTTCATCGTCCGAAGAATTTTATTATACATTAGGTTTTTTGGCGGATTCAAGAAGAGCAGCTATTTATTGGGAACATAATGAGGATCAAGGAGCGTGGGGAAGTGAGGGACGAATTCACTGCTTGATTTCAGAAGAATTATTTCCAGCATTTTTTAAGTTTACGGCTGGAAGGGGGTCTGGTGTCTATGCAAGAATCAACTGTAATGATTATGTAGGCTGTCTGGTTGAGGATCATAAATTCAAAACAAGAGGCGTAAGACAGAATGTTGAAGAGATAATGTCAACAGTACCGGATCAATATAGAGACATTTTCTTAAAAGGTTATGGCGGAAAGATTGATGAGCGTTTATTAAAAAAAGCAACAATTAGTGCATCACCAGCTAAAAAGAGTGGCATAAATCTTACCGGAAATAATGTAACAAAAAAGATTGTTGCCAAAGTAGGAGAAAAAGTGCAGCATAAAAAGTTCGGAGTAGGCGTTGTTAAAAAAATATCTGGAACCAACATGACTGTTACATTTGGAAAAGAGGATAAATTCTTCCAGTATCCAGGGGCTTTTGAACAAGGTTTTTTGACTAAATTATAAATGGAGGAGTTGTCATGAAAGAAGCTGACTGGAGAGAGAAAATACAACAATTTCTAAATGCGCATAACTACGATTTGAGGAAAAAGCGAGTAAATAAGCGATGGATGGATCAGAAATGCGCATTTGATGTTGTAAGTTTTCTGGCTGAATGTATTCTTGAATATACACAGGAAGATAATGACAAAGCTTTTAAGCGAACTGACATATGGCACAGCCCATTTGCTATAAATGGCGTAAAGTATGATTTTAAGAAGACCGATGCCGAAACTATGACAGAAAATGAGTATGATAAGTTTTTTGGTAATAGTATAGGGATGCTTCATTATGCGGGAATCTTAAAAGGTCGGAAAGCAAAAAAAGGGCAAGGGAAACCATATATCTATCATGTCAGTAATAGGGACCTTTTAGAATTTATATCAGTTCGACCTAAAAATGCACTGATCTTTCTTCAGATGTATATAAAAAAAGTATTGATTGATAGCGATATCTATACGCCATTTGAAGAGTTTTTCCAGAGGCAGGATTATGAATCGTTAGCTGCCTGTAGAACATGTTTTAAGGCATTTCTTCAGAAACACACTGGAATACGGAGACCAACTGAACCAAACAAAATATTTATCAAGGTAATTAACCCATTGGCTAATGCCGAAAATAAGAAAGGTTATGTAGGAAAGACTGTTTCTGTAGGGCCGATAACATTGGCAGATTTAGGTTATCAAAGAGACAATTGGTATGATGAATATTTGAAAAAACCTAAAAATGTGTCAAGAAGAGAGCATAGGGAGAATTTGCCAGATAGTGGTTTAAGCATAGAACTAGAACACAGATCAACAAGAGGCAAGAATAAAGTAAGAAATTATAATAGGGATTACAATAATGCTCATTCCGAGTTGAATGATGAATTTTATACTGACGGTAGTGTAGAAATACATCATATATTTCCGAAACATGATCCGGATTATCAGGTTTTAGTAGACAAATACGAGAATTTAATAGCATTAACGATATCACAACATAGAGATCATGCTCATCCAAATGCCCGAATGCGTGAAATTGTGAAAGAATACCAGAGAGCATGTATTTTACAAAAGATTGAGACCGTAAAAGAAGATGAAGAAACAAATGGAGGTGCCTTATATAATTTTGAATCTCTGGTACAGGTGTTGTCGATCGGATTTGATTCAGGTGAATTTATGGAAGTTGCTGATGGAGATTATGATGCACTAAAATCTTTAGTAGAGGATTATTATAATAAATAGTCCATAAGTGGGGGTGGAAGCGGTGCCGGTAATTGTACAACCGAATCCAGAAGACAGGAAGAGAGACTTATTAGAAAAACAAAAACGGATAAGAGACCGTAGAAAGCGATTAGAAGAGCAGAAACAGAAAAGGGCTGGAGTGCAAAAGAAGAGTGTAAGGCAAGGAAGTAAAGAGACGCTTCCGGGAATTGCGGTGAATACTATGCTCAGAAATGCAGTGATGGTACCTTCAAAAGTACGATACACATTTTCTGCTGCGGAAATTGAAAAGTTTTATTTTCATAATAAAAGCTTTCAAGCGGTAATGAATACTGGGGATTATTTCTACTATGATAATCATTTGGTGCTAATGACTAAAGATGCCTTTTCTATGAAAAATGGTAGATTAGTACTAAATAAGGAATTGCCCGATTTTGAAAAAAAGTATTGTGTACAATGTAAAGAAGAGCGAATTTCTCATGTGGCGAATAGTCAAGCTCGTTTAGAAGATGGGCAGGTTGCCAATATCCCCTTAAAGGCTTACATTGTTGCTACAAAATTTATCCACGCAACTGAACACACCACAATTACAGGTAAAATCAAATCAGAGTTTACGGATTTTTTAATGTTATTTCAGGGAACTGGATATGGAGGTGATCCACCATTTGACACATTTGGTGGAACTTTATCGATGTATATGGAACTGGAAAATATAACAAATGAATATATGTGTGAATTAACCGAGATTTCCACCAGGACGATACAGCGGTATAGAAATAATCAAGGTGATCCAGAATTGCCATATGTGGTTGCAATATGTATAGCATTAAAATTATTACCATCATTGAGTATAAGGATGGTGGAATTGGCGGGTTATACATTCCGCGGCACTAAAAGAGATGTAGCCTATTTATTTTTGTTAAACACAGAATACAAAAATGGCGATGTTGCAAGGTGTAATAATATTCTTACAAAACTTGATCTAAAACCACTTACGAAAAAATGTAGTTAGGAGGCAGCCTATGGCGAAAGACCGTTCATTTACAAATTATGTGGCAGACAGATTTTACAATGAACTGTTTGATGCCATAAAAAATTTTATTAGGAATGATCCGGGGAAACTGGACTTATATCTTTATAAAGTGAAGAATATGAGTCACGCATGGTTAAATGATATTTATGTCCGTGCGGTTTCAGTGAATGATTGCCCGGAGATGAGAATTACATTTACAGTGATTGTGGAAGCCGATATGGGTGCAAGAGAATCCGATTATCACTATGATGAAACGGAAGAATGCGGACAGTGGTTTTCAGTTGAATGTAGCGGAGATTTGGCATGTGACTTAAACGATTTTGCAGTACATAGTGTAGATGTATATAATGGAAAGAAGTTTCAGCCGGTACCCTTGTCTGATGCGTTGGTGCCATATATTTCTGCGGAAGAATATGAAGAGGTTGCACTGGATTTTTTAAGACGGAACTATCCGGAGGCTTTGCAGAAACCAATGGCAATAGAGCCTGATGTTCTTGCAAAGAAAATGGGCTTAGACATCATGGTGCATCAAATCACAGATGATTTTTCCGTGTTTGGCGAAATTTTCTTTTGTGATTCCGAAACAAAATTATATGATGCTGCTACGGGAGAGTACATTGATACTCACATAAATGGAAAAACAATCGTGGTAGATCCGCAAGCATATTTTTTGCGAAATCTCGGCTCTGTCAACAATACAATCATACATGAATGTGTACATTGGGACAAACATAGAAAGGCATTTGAATTGGAGCGCCTTTTTAACAAAAGCGCAACACAGATAAAGTGCCAGGTTGTTGGTGGCGTAAAGGACAGTGGAAACATGGGTGCAACAGACTGGATGGAGAGACATGCTAATGCACTGGCTCCACGAATCCAGATGCCGTTACCTACGTTTAAAATGAAAGCGCATGAATATATAAGAGAATGCCAGAAGGAATCTGGAAGCTTCAATATTGTAGATGTTATGGAGTGGGTCATTGATTCTTTGGCTACATTCTTCTGCGTGTCACGTTGTGCAGCAAAGATAAGAATGGTGGATGCCGGATACGAAGAAGCGATAGGTGTCTTTACGTATGTGGATGATCATTATGTGAGACCGCATTGTTTTAAGAAAGGTGCTATCGGGAGAAATCAGACATTCTCTATCAGTCTTCAGGATGCTTTAGTAGAAAGTGCATTTTCTCCAAAGCTCAAAGAAAAACTGCAAAGTGGTAATTATTTGTATGTTGATTCGCATTTTTGCTTCAACAGTTCTAAGTATATTACAGAGGATGAAGAGGGAAAAATCTGCCTTACAGATTATGCACGCCACCATATGGATGAATGCTGTCTGGTGTTTGACCTGAAAGTTAAGGCAATAAACAAGTATGGTGAACAGTTTTTTACGGAATGTGTGTTGTATCGAGATGCGGCATCCGGTGTCGTTTTCATAGCAAATTATTCCGATAATAACAGCGACCATCAGAAGCAGATTGATACCATCAAACAGTATAATCAGGATTTATTAGCTGTGATTAGAACCTTGCCACAATCATTTTCAGGGGCATTGGACGCATTGATTAAGTGGTCCGAAATGACAGAAGAAGAGTTGGCATGGGAATCCGGTCTTAGCGAAAAAACTATCCAACGTTTAAGAAATCAAGAGCCGGATAGTGTCACGATTGAAACAGTGGTTCAGTTATGTATTGGAATGCAGTTACCGCCACAGTTGAGTAGCATATTGATGAGATGTTCGGGAAATAATTTTATGATGACGGAACAGCATATCATGTATCAATTTCTGTTGGGCTCATGTTATACATCCACTTTGGATGAGTGTAATGAGATGTTGGAATCACAGAATCTGAAGCCTTTGGGTAGAAAAAACAGAAGTTCTGCAAATATTTAAAAATTTTTTTGGCTCTTTCGGACATCCCATGTCCGGTAGAAACGTTCATATTTTGAAGAAATCCTTTGATAAGTGGTTTAAAACGACCATTTATCAGAGGATTTTTTCGTGTTTTAGGGCAAAATCTGGCGACATCCGGTGTCCTGTTCTAATTTTTGTATTCAGATTAGAATGGGGCATAACAGAAATTCGTCAGGTTCTAATTGACAACAGAACATATGTTCTGATATAATGACTGCATCGCTACTTAGGAAAAATGTTAAACAGCAACAGTAATAATCAGTGTATGGTCAGTTTGACTTTCCCTTTGACTGGCCTCTTAAGTATAGGAGGCGAAGGACGATGCAAGAAAGATTAGAGGTTGGCTCACACGTATTTATTATTGAAAGCAATCGAACCATCACAGAGATGGTGGTAGCAGCAAGGCGAGGAGATTTTTATACGTTACGATTCATGAATGGCGGTGCTATCCAACTAAGGAGAAGTCGGATATTTCTTACAAGAGATGAGGCAGAAGAGAAGATTCCGGCATCCGTTGAGACAAAGCGCAGATATCGCTCTCCATATGATTACGGTATGTGATTGGAGGGTAGAAGCATGAAGGAAGAAGTACACATTGCTTGTCCATGTTGCAAGAATAAGAGATTGTTTGACGCAGATCCGGATACGGAGGGCATCATCAAAATAAAATGTCCCATCTGTAGAGGTGTAATAGCGGTCAGCTTTCATAAGAAGAAAATTCGTACTGAGCGAATCGGTGCATGAGCAATCATAGCAACCAAGGCCTGACGAAGTATAGGTGCTAAAGAGCATCTGTATTTTGTCAGGCCTTTTTCTGTTGTCTGGTTTACAAAACGAAGCGGGATTTTCTTTTTAGAAATAGAGAAGTAAATAACAGATGGGTATTGAATCGGACGATACAGATATTTGTATTTTCCGGTTGAGCATCCATCCGATGTTCAAAAGTTCACGTGAACGAAACTAAAAAATTCATATCGGCCACATGATGCGCAGTGAGGCAGGATACGACATATCGCATTTTCGACAGTTGCAATAAAAGCAACAGCAAAGTGCGGATGTAAGTACCCCTTGTTTAACTGTGCATTTTTTATGGGGGTACTTCGGTCAAAGGTTTCGGACAAGTCCTGTCTTCACTGTCTCTCGGCCAGAAAGAGAGGCAAACAATGAAAATCAGAAAGACAAGACAGGACAGAAGAGAAACTTACAGATATGAGGCATATCTGGAAAATGACAACGGCGAATACACCAAAGAGTGCATTGAACTGAAACCGGGAACGGATGGTGTGACAGAGGCGTGGATTAAAACACTGCATTCTTTGGATGACCATGAGGTGTATCTGAATTGTAAAAATGGACATCCACCACTTACAGATGCAGAAAAAGCAGCTAAAAGAAAGTGGGAACAGGAGCATGATGGGGAGACCTACGGTGTGGGTTGGAATCTTTCCCTGGACTATATGGTTACGGATGATGAAGGCGGTACGGATAAGAGTTCTGTATTAAAAGGTGCCTGTTACATGATGGATGAAGACATTCCGGCAGATGTCCAGCATCTCCGTGACCTTGTGGATACCATGACGGAGAAACAGCAGTTGGTGTACAAGCTGCATGTTCTGGAAGGCTATTCCTTTACGGAAATTGCAAAGCTGATGGGGACAAGTATTCCAAATGTGAAGAAGCATTATGATAAGGCGATTTTGTTCATCAAAAATAATTTCTAAAAAATTTTTCCATGAGGTTAAAAAGAGGGGTGTTTCCTTTGCCTGTGACATGTAAGGAATAAGGACTTACAGAAAGCGAGGTAGTCAAAATGGCATTAAAGCACAAGATTACGATTAACGTCACAGATGCCAAAGGCAGACACACGACTGTTCTTCGCGGCGCCAAAAGAAGCATACCGGAAAGATTGGTAAGATTCCTGTTCGGGGATTTTACACAGGTTTATCTTCTGGCACCGGGGCAGACAGTTGAATCCGTGGATGTCCGAGAAGTCAAAGAAGGAGGAAGCGCCTAATGGGAAAAATGAGTGAACTGGAAATGATGGTCAAAGAACTGCGTGGGTGCGGAGAAAAACTGATTCGCATGGCAGAGGAAATGACAGAGATGTTCTCAGCATCCGTGCAGAGTGAACCAGAAGAAGCACCGAAAAAGCAGTTGTCGCTTACAGAAGTAAGGGCAGTTCTGGCAGAAAAATCCCGTGCCGGTTTTACAAAAGAAGTGAAAGAGCTTCTTGTCAAACACGGTGCAGATAAGCTGTCAGAAATCAATCCGACTGAGTATGAAGCACTGCTTGCAGAAGTGGAGGTGTTGGGAAATGGCTAAACATGCATTGTTATCAGCATCTTCAGCACACCGATGGCTGAATTGTCCACCATCCGCAAAACTCAGTGCCACATATCAGGATACATCCAGTGAATTTGCCAGACAGGGAACTGATGCACACAGCCTGTGTGAATATCATCTACGAAGGGCATTAGGGATGCCGGCAGAGAATCCTACGGAGAACCTGACTTTTTATGATCAGGAGATGGAAGAGTGTGCGCAAGGGTACGCCACTTATGTGATGGAACAGGTGGAAAAAGCAAAACAGACCTGTTCAGATCCGGTGGTGTTGATTGAGCAGAGACTGGATTTCTCCAGATTTGTGGAAGAGGGATTTGGTACAGGAGACTGTGTAATCATCTCCGATGGCACATTATCCGTGATTGATTACAAACATGGTGTCGGTGTTCTGGTCAGCGCAGAAGAAAATCCGCAGATGATGTGTTATGCGCTGGGAGCATTAGAACTGTTCGATGGAATTTATGACATTGATACGGTATCCATGACAATCTATCAGCCACGAAGGGAAAACGTCAGTACCTGTGTCATGAAAAAAGAACAGCTTTTGGAATGGGCGGAGACGGTGTTGGTACCGACTGCAAAGCTGGCTTATGCAGGGGAAGGCGAATATAAAGCCGGAGATCACTGTCAGTTCTGCAAGGCGAAGGCAGTCTGTAGGAAACGTGCCGAATACAATCTGGAACTTGCCAGATATGATTTTGAAATGCCGGCCACTTTGGATACAGATGAGATTGCGTACATCCTGACAAAAGCGGATGAGCTGGCAAACTGGGTAAGTGATGTAAAAGAGTATGCATTGCAACAGGCACTCAGCGGTACGGATTACAACGGATTTAAGGTTGTGGAAGGCAGAAGCAACCGAAAGTATGTGAATGAAGAGGCAGTTGCCCGGGCAGCAGTTGATGCCGGATTCGATCCATACGAAAAGAAAGTGCTTGGCATTACTGCCATGACAGCCCTGATGGGCAAGAAGAAATTTGAAGAAGTGCTTGGCGGGTTTATCCATAAACCTTCAGGCAAACCGGTATTGGTTCCATTGTCGGATAAGCGTCCGGCTATGAATACAGCACAAGATGATTTTAAGGAAAATTAGGAGGAAAAAGATTATGTCAAAATTCAACAATCCAACAAAAGTTATTACAGGACCTGAAACAAGATGGAGTTATGCAAATGTATGGGATGCGAAGTCAATAAACGGTGGTGCGCCGAAGTTTTCTGTATCCCTGATTATTCCAAAGTCTGATACAAAGACAGTGGAAAAGATTAAGGCTGCGATTCAGGCGGCTTATGAAGAGGGACAGAGTAAGTTAAAGGGTAATGGTAAGAGTGTACCGGCGCTTTCTGTTATCAAAACACCTCTTCGTGATGGTGATACTGAAAGACCGGACGATCCGGCTTATGCAGGATGTTACTTTATCAATGCCAACAGTTCTGCTGCTCCCGGTATCGTGGATGCAGACCGTCAGCCGATTCTTGACCGTTCCGAAGTTTACAGTGGTGTATATGGCAGAGCTTCTATCAGCTTATATGCATTTAACAGTAACGGAAACCGTGGTATCGCCTGTGGTCTCAACAATCTCCAGAAAATTAAGGACGGAGAACCTTTAGGTGGTAAGTCTCGTGCGGAAGATGACTTCGCAACAGAGGAAGATGACGATTTCTTAAACTAAGTGACAAATAAGCGGGCGGCGATTATCTGCCGCCTGCAACAATCAAAGAAAAGAGGTATATGGTTATGACAAATATTATTGTAACAGTTCTTGCAGTTATCTGGTTCGTGATTATGATTGGCTGGTGGGGATTTATGATATACAGGGATATTCGCGATGATATCAGAAGTGAGAGAGAACGAAAGGCAAAACTTGAAAAGAATAAGGAATAATGATTGCGGAGGCGGTGGCGATATGCCGCCGCTTCTTTGCCATGGAGGAAATGATGATGATAAAAGAAATGTCGATTGACCTTGAAACCTACAGTGATGTGGATATTAAAAAGAGTGGTGCATACCGATATGTGGAATCACCGGCATTTGAAATACTGCTGTTTGCTGTGTCCAAAAATGGCAGTCCGGTTACGGTGTATGATATGGCATCTGGGGATGCGTTGCCGGAGAATATCTTACAGGCACTGGTGGATGATTCCGTGATAAAGTGGGCATTTAACGCTGCATTTGAAAGAATCTGTCTGTCAGAATATTTAAGGCGTGAGTTCCCGAAACTGATGAAGAGCAAATATCTGTGTCCGGACAGTTGGAAATGCAGCATGATTTGGTCTGCCTATATGGGATTGCCATTATCGTTGGAGGGAGCCGGAAGCGTGCTCGGATTGGAAGAACAGAAACTGAAAGAAGGCAAAGACCTGATTCGTTATTTCTGCGTTCCATGCAAGCCGACAAAGATCAATGGCGGACGTACCAGAAATCTTCCAGTTCATAGTCCGGAAAAGTGGGAACTGTTCAAGGCTTATAATAAACGAGATGTGGAAGTGGAAATGTCCATTCAGCAGAAATTGTATAAATTTCCGGTTCCTGATTTTGTATGGGAAGAGTACCACATGGACCAGTATATCAATGACAGGGGGATTGCTCTGGACTGGCAAGTGGTGGAGAATGCGATTCAGATTGATGCTATATCAAAAGAAGAGTTGCTGTCTGCCATGAAAGAGATCACAAAACTGGAGAACCCCAATAGTGTGCTTCAGATGAGAGAGTGGCTGTTGGAACGTGGTGTGGAAACAGGTTCTCTGGATAAAAAAGCTGTGGCCACAATGATGAAAGATGCGGATGCAGAACTGTATGAGGTGCTGTCATTGCGACAGCAGATTGCAAAATCTTCTGTGAAGAAATATCAGGCTATGGAAAATGTGGTTTGTGATGATGGAAGGGTGCATGGAATGTTTCAGTTCTATGGTGCCAACCGTTCCGGAAGATGGGCGGGGAGACTGATTCAGTTGCAGAATCTTCCACAGAACCATATGCCGGATTTGGAAGAGGCAAGAGCACTTGTGAGATGTGGGGACTATGAAGCCCTGTCCATGCTCTATGATTCTGTTCCCAATGTACTGTCAGAGCTCATAAGAACAGCATTTATTCCAAAAGAGAATTGCAAGTTTGTGGTAGCAGACTTTTCAGCGGTGGAAGCAAGGGTGCTTTCCTGGCTGTCTGGGGAAGAGTGGAGAACTGAAGTATTCCGTAATAACGGGGATATTTATTGTGCGTCTGCTTCTGCCATGTTCGGAGTTCCCGTGGAAAAGCATGGTGTAAACAGCCATTTGCGACAGAAGGGTAAGATTGCAGAACTGGCATTAGGATATGGTGGTTCTGTAGGTGCACTGAAATCAATGGGAGCATTGGATATGGGATTAAAGGAAGAAGAACTGCAGCCACTTGTGGATATGTGGAGACGGTCCAATCCAAACATTGTACAATTCTGGTGGGATGTGGACAGGGCTGTGAAATTTGCTGTAAAAGGTCGAACTTTGTCGGAAACTCATGGGATTCAGTTCTGTTACCAGAGTGGAATGCTGTTTATCAAGTTGCCTTCCGGAAGAAGACTCTGCTATGTAAAGCCAAAGATGGGAGAGAACCAGTTTGGTGGCGAGGCTGTGACCTATGAAGGTGTCGGTGCCACAAAGAAATGGGAGCGTATTGAAAGTTATGGTCCGAAGTTTGTGGAGAATATCGTTCAGGCAATCAGTAGGGATTTACTCTGTTATTCCATGAGAAAGCTGAAAGATTATGAGATTTGTGCGCATGTACATGATGAAGTAATCGTGGAATGCGGGATGGATGAGTCTATGGAGACTGTCTGTAAACTGATGGGAGAAGTGCCACCGTGGGCTAAAGGTTTGGAACTTAGGGCGGATGGATATGAGACCATGTTTTACAAAAAGGATTGATAAGGAAGGTCGTTGCATTGTAGGAAAACTATGCAGCGACCATTTTTTCTGTTATAATGATAATTGCTTATGAAATGATAAACAACACCAGAGAGTATACGTTGGAATATATTTCGCGAAATAAACAAGGCTTGTTATGATGTACGATAATCCGACGGAGGGGTAAGATATGAACGAATTAGAGTTAGCAAGAAAAAATGAAATATTAAAGGCAATGACAGCGACAGAATTGGCACCGTTAGCTGTTAATAATGAAATCAATGTGCAGACATATAGTAAAATGCCTCTTTCAAGAATAACAGCATTGGGTACAGGGCTTGAACCTATTGTTGCGGCAGTACAGCAAGTAACAAGTAATGGGCAAGCAGTAAGTGGTTATTACAAAGTTACAATTCCAAAAGGAACACAGTTAGCTCAATTTAAGGATGGAACAGGTTTTCTCGGAACTGCTCTTGGAGAACAGGGAATAGCAGGGCAAGCAAGACTGAATCCTTTGGTGTGTGATCCGACTATGCTTTTGGTAGCAGCAACACTTGCGAACATAGATAAGAAATTGGATGCTATTCAGGAAACACAGCAGGAGATGTTGGACTTTATTGCCCAGAAAGAAAAGTCTGCGCTTAAAGCCGATTTGGATTTTTTGATGGACATTTACAACAATTACAAATATAACTGGAATAGTGATAAATATAAAACAGCTAATCATAATAAAGCACTGGATATTCGTCAAAGTGCCGGACGCCAGATAGACTTTTATAGAGAACAAATTAAGAAGAGACTTAGCAAGAAGGCCTTTCTACATAGTGACCAGGATGTGAAAAAGCAGCTTTCTCGTGTTCAGGAAGAATTTAAGGAATATCAGTTGGCTTTGTATTTGTACGGGTTTGCTTATTTTCTGGAGGTCATGTTACAGGAAAATTTTGCAGCAGATTATTTAGCAGCTATTTCAAAAAAGATAGACATGTTAGCATTACAGTATCGTGAACTTTATACTTTGGCATATACCCAGATTGAGGATCTTTCTAAATCTTCCTTGCAATCGAAACTATTCACTGGTTTGTCAGCTGTAAATAAAGTGGCAGGTGAAACCATTGCGAAAATTCCGGTTATTAGTAAATCTCAGATAGATGAAGCGTTGATTGAGACTGGACAGAAAATCGGTACATATGAAGCAAAAAGAATACAGGGTACTATGAAACAACTTGTAGATAGACAGAGTAGTTGTGTTCGTCCATTCATTGATAACATAGAAAAGATAAATCAGCTTTATAATGAGCAAATGACACTGATTTTCAATGATGAAACTCTGTATATCGGGGCTGAATAAGAGTAGGTAAGGCTATGGAACCAAAATTGTATGAGACCATAAAATTAAAAGACGGGAGAGAAGCTACTATTGTAGAAATTCTAGGCTCTGATTATATCGTAGATGTGGGTAGTTCACCAGAGGATTGGGATACAATATTAGTAAAATCAGACGAAGTCGATGCAAGTAAATAATAAAATAATTTTTCTGCCAGGTTAAAATCTGGCAGTATTTTTTTGCCTGTGACTCAGAGGGGGAATTGTACCCTTCTGAGTTTTTTTCATTTTTACAGGAGGAAAGTCGAATGGAATTATTGATTTTTACAGCAAATCAGACAGGAAACAAAAAGAACTGCTATTACCCGAACAGAGTAGTAGCGAAGAATGCCGCAGAGTTGCAGAAGGCTGTGAGGATGGACCATGTATGTGCAGAGTACCGCAATGATTACAGAAGCAATGCCAACTTCATGCAGTCTGTGGTGGTAGTGATGGACTGTGACAATGATCATTCCGAACTTCCGGGGGACTGGATGACTCCTGACAAACTGAAAGCCTTATTGCCGACGGTCGCATTTGCGATTGCTCCGAGCCGCAACAACATGAAAGAGAAAGACGGGAAACCGGCAAGACCGAGATTTCATGTGTATTTCTTCATTCATGCCATTACTGATTCATCAAAATATGCCGCCTTAAAGCGTGCTATCTGGAAACGCTTTCCGTTCTTTGACGGGAATGCTTTGGATGCAGGACGCTTCATTTATGGTGCGGATGCCGGAGAATGTATCTGGCATGATGGCGGCACATTGATTGATGACATTGTGACGGTGGAAGAGAGTGAACACGGTTCCTATGACAGCGGTGTAATTCCAGCGGGAATGCGTAACAGCACACTTTCCAGATTTGCTGGAAGGGTTGTGGTCCGTTATGGGGCAACCGACAAGGCTTATCAGATTTTCAGGGAAGAAGCTATGAAATGTGATCCACCACTGGATGAAGAGGAATTGGGTGTTATTTGGAACAGTGCCACAAAGTTTGCAAAGAAGGTACAGGAACAGGAAGATTATGTTTCGCCGGAAGAGTATGAGGATGATTTTGCACCGGATTCCCTGAAACCATCGGATTATTCCGATATCGGTCAGGCGAAGGTGCTTACCCGTGAGTATGGGAATGAACTGCGTTTCTCCACAGCTACAGATTATCTTCGTTTCAATGGTGAATACTGGGTGGAATCCAAACAACAGGCAGTGGGAGCAATGGAAGAGTTCTTAGACTTACAGCTTCAGGACGCATTGGACGCAGAGGAATATGCCATGAAGGTCATGGTGTCTCTGGGATTTGAAGAAGATGCAGTAAGAAAAGGTGGCAAGAAATTTGAAGAACTTCTTTCCACGGATGAGGAAAGAGCCGCATTTGCAGTTTATCAGGCAGCAGTCGCTTATGTGAAGTTTGTGATGAAACGCCGTGATATGAAATATGTGGTGTCTGCATTACAGGCTGCAAAGCCGATGTTGGAAGTTCAGCCATCGGATTTGGACAGAAACGAATTTCTTCTGAATACACCAAATGCAACCTATTATCTGCCGGACGGTCTTAGTGGAATGAAAGCACATGACGCTACTGACCTCATCACAAAGCATACCTTAGTGTCTCCGGGGGATGAAGGCAGACAGCTTTGGGAAGAAGCATTGGATTTATTTTTCTGTGGAGACAAGGAATTGATTGAGTATGTACAGAAGATTGTGGGATTATCTGCAATCGGAAAAGTGTATGTGGAATCCATGATTATTGCATACGGAGATGGCCGCAATGGTAAGTCAACCTTCTGGAACTCTATCTCCAGAGTGTTAGGAACATACAGTGGTTCCATGTCTGCGGATGCCCTGACTGTGGGGTGTAAGAGAAATGTGAAACCGGAAATGGCGGAGCTTAAGGGCAAGCGTCTCATCATTGCTGCAGAGTTGGAAGAGGGAATGCGTCTGAACACATCCGTCATCAAACAACTCTGTTCTACGGATGAGATCAGTGCGGAGAAGAAGTACAAAGACCCGTTCCGTTTTATTCCATCACACACATTGGTACTTTATACCAATCATCTTCCGAGAGTCGGTGCCAATGATGACGGTACCTGGCGAAGACTTGTGGTCATTCCGTTCAATGCCAGAATCGAGGGTAAGAGTGACGTGAAGAACTACACGGATTATCTGGTAAAGAATGCTGGTCCGGCTATCATGGCATGGATTATTGAAGGAGCCCAGAAAGCGATTCAGCAGAAATACAAATTTGATGTACCGGCCTGTGTGAATGCGGCTATCAAGGCATACCGCGAGAACAATGACTGGCTTGGCGCATTTTTGGATGAATGCTGTGAATTGGACAGTTCCTATACCCAGAAGTCCGGGGACTTCTATTCTGCATATCGTGCCTATTGCACAAGATGCGGAGAGTATGCAAGAAGTACCACAGATTTTTATTCTGCCATTGATTCTATCGGACTTACCAGAAAGAAGACGAAAAAAGGCGTGTTCATTAAGGGCGTAAGACTGAAAGAGGAAGAGGATTTTCTGGACTAAATCCTAAAAGGGTGGTGGTCAGTTAAGGTCTTAGTAAGAAGTTTCTTATAGAGAGTTTTTTAGTAAAAAATGCTATAAGAGGGTTTTAAGAAATGACTGTCCCAGACCACCACCCCTAATAAATTTGATGGAGGAATGGCATGAGAGAACGTGAGATTGAAAGAAAATTAGTATCGGCTGTGAAAAGCCGTGGTGGAATATGTCCGAAGTTTGTTTCTCCCGGATTTGATGGAATGCCAGACCGGGTGGTGCTGCTTCCACATGGGAAGTTTGGATTCGTGGAAGTGAAAAGACCGGGAGAACAGCCAAGGCCATTACAGACAGCAAGGCACAGACTTTTGAGAAAACTTGGATTTTTGGTGTTTGTATTGGATGGAGAGGAACAGATTGGAGGGATGATTGATGAGATACAGTCCGCATGAGTATCAGCGATACGTGATTGATTACATCAAGAAGAATCCCGTGGCAGCAGTCTTCCTTGATATGGGACTTGGCAAGACGAGCATCACACTGACTGCCCTGAATGATTTACTGTTTGATAGTTTTGATGTCCACAGGATTTTGGTGGTGGCACCATTAAGGGTTGCAAGAAATACCTGGTCATCGGAAATAAAGAAATGGGAACATCTACAGGACTTGCAGTATTCCATAGTGGTTGGTACTGAAAAAGAGAGAATGTCCGCACTGGAGAAAAGGGCAGATATTTATATCATCAACCGTGAGAATGTACAGTGGCTGGTGGAAAAGAGTGGAAAGAAATTTGATTATGACATGGTAGTTGTGGATGAGCTGTCATCTTTTAAGAACCATGAGGCAAAAAGGTTCCGCGCATTCATGAAGGTCAGACCAAAAGTAAAAAGAATCGTTGGTCTTACCGGTACACCATCCAGTAATGGGTTGATGGATTTGTTTGCAGAGTTCAAGCTGCTTGATATGGGAGAGAGACTTGGAAGATTCATTGGAGCTTACAGGGCAAATTTCTTCAGGCCAGATAAAATGAATGGTCCAATCGTGTACAGCTATAAACCGATTCCCGGAGCAGAGAGCATGATTTATAACCGTATTTCTGACATCACCATTTCCATGAAGGCAACGGATTATTTAAAAATGCCGGAGTTGGTATCATCCAGATATGAGGTGCAGATGGATGATAAGGAAAAACAGAAATATGAGGAATTTAAGAAAGATTTGGTTCTGGAGATTGAGGACGGGGAGATTACAGCGGCTAATGCGGCTTCCCTTTCCGGTAAGTTATCCCAGATGGCAAATGGTGCGGTGTATTCTGATGATCTGACTGTTATGCAGATTCATGACAGGAAACTGGATGCACTGGAAGACATCATAGAAGCGGCTAATGGGAAACCGGTTCTGGTGGCATATTGGTTCAAGCATGATTTGACCAGAATCACGGAAAGGCTTAGGAAGCTAAAGGTCATCTACCAGAAACTGGATTCTGATGAAAGTATCCGTAAATGGAATGAGAAAGAGTTACAGGTAGGTCTTATCCATCCGGCTTCTGCAGGTCATGGACTAAATCTCCAGAGTGGCGGTTCAACAATGGTCTGGTTCGGACTTACATGGAGTCTGGAACTGTATCAGCAGACAGTGGCCAGACTTTGGAGACAGGGACAGACGGAGAACACAGTTGTCATTCAGCATATTGTGACAGCGGATACCATTGATGAAAGAATCCTGAAAGCACTGGAGCAGAAAGACAATACCCAGTCAGCCTTGATAGATGCAGTGAAAGCAGAGGTGAGTGGATATGGCATCTAAGAATTTAGCAGAAAATCCATATGAAAGACTTGCCAATGCAATCATCATACAGGCATCCAAAGATTATATGACAAGCCTTAGAAAAAAGAAGCGAAATCCGGGAAGTGCATCAGCAGACCATGATATCGGAGAATGTGAACGATTTTTCCGTTCCGGTTGGTATCAGGTCCTGACTTCCGTGGATGGAGAGTATTTAATAGCCAAACTGAGAAAAGCAATATGACAATCAGAGTCAATCCGAGGGAAATAAATTTTCAATCGGAGGTACGTGATGACGGTAAAAGAATATTTGAGTCAGGCATTAAATATTGACAGGAGTATCAACAGTAAATTGGAACAGGTTGCTTCACTGCATGAGCTGGCAACGAAAGCAACAACCCTGATGTCCGATATGCCGGGAAGTCCAAACAGGAACATTCACAAGATGGAAGATGCCATTGTGAAGATGGTGGAACTGGAAGATGAAATTTATTCCGACATTCACAGACTAGTGGAGATTAAGACTGACATTACCAGACTGATTAAACGTCTGAGCAACAGGGACCAACAGCTTATATTGGAGCAGAGATATTTGTGTTTCCGTCCGTGGGAGCAGATTGCAGTAGATTTGGATTACAGTATCCAACACACATTCCGCATCCATGATATAGCAGTAAAAGAAATTGCAAAATTTCTGGAAGATGAGAGTTAATGTGATAGAATGAGAGTTCTTATTTATGATATTGTTATACTGACGAAAGAAACAAAATGACAGAGAGCCATTGCAGAGAAATTTGCAGTGGCTTTTTTCGTGGGGAGAATGAGGTGATAGGATGCCGAGAAAACCAAAGCGTCCCTGTTCCCATCCCGGTTGTCCGAATCTGACTGATGGCAGGTTCTGTGAGGAACATACCAGACAGCATAATCAGGACTATGAGAAGTATGAACGAAACAAGTCCAATAAGAGAAGATATGGCAGAGCATGGAAAAGGATTCGTGATAAATATGTATCACAGCATCCGTTTTGTGAGGTCTGTTATGAAAGAGGAATCTTAGTGGAGACTGAGGAAGTTCATCATAAGAAACCGTTGAGTGAAGGTGGTACACATGAAAGAGATAATCTGATTGCATTGTGCAAGTCGTGTCACTCAAGGATTCATGCAGAGCGTGGAGACCGTTTTGGTTCCAACCGTGAATACACCTACTGATGTGTAAGAAGTTGCACAGGGGTAGGGGCATCGAAATCTCTACAGGTTGCCCTATAGGGGAACGAGGCGGGGGTATCACGCACAAAAATGGGATTTCAAACAGGGTATATCAAACGATTTCAAAGGAAATCAAAGAAATCAAACGGAAAGCAGGTGAGGGACATGGCCAAAGACGGTACGCGAAGAGGCGGTGCCAGAGCTGGTGCGGGCAGAAAGCCCAAAGCACTGACAGACAAAATCAATGAGGGCATCAGTGCCACAATCATTGAACTGCCGGAGACTCCAACAATGGAAGGTGTCGATGTGCCTCCGGTAAAAGATTATCTGAAAACAAAACAGAAAAGTGGAAAAGACCTGTGTGCAGCAGAAGTGTTTGAAGAAACATGGAAATGGCTGAAAGCAAGGGGATGTGACAGACTGGTCAGCACGCAGTTAGTGGAACAGTATGCCATGTCGGTATCCCGTTGGATTCAGTGTGAGGAATGTATTTCGGAATATGGATTTCTTGCAAAGCATCCGACAACCGGAAATGCCATTGCATCTCCGTATGTTGCCATGTCACAGCAGTACATGAAACAGGTCAATCAGGTCTGGTATCAGATTTACCAGATTGTAAAAGAAAACTGTTCCGTGGAATGGCAAGGGGCAACACCACAGGATGATGTGATGGAAAGATTGCTCAGGACACGGAACGGATCATAGGAGGAGGGAAAAAATGGAAGGAACAAAATATTTTCTGATGGAAGTCGATAAGCTGATTCCTTATGCAAGAAATGCCAGAACGCATTCCGAAGTACAGATTGCCCAGATTGCGGCAAGCATTAAGGAGTTCGGTTTTTTATCGCCGGTCATCATTTCAAAGGATAACACCATCCTGTGTGGACATGGAAGATATTATGCTGCTCAGAAACTGGGGCTTGAAAAGATTCCATGCATTCAGGAAGAATATCTGACTGAAGCACAGAAGCGTGCGTATATCCTGGCAGATAACAAAATCAGCCAGAATGCCGGATGGGATGAAGACCTGTTAAAGATTGAGATTGCAGATTTACAGGGAGAGGATTTTGATGTATCCCTGACCGGTTTTGAGGATTATGAAATCACGGATTTATTTGCAGTCCATGAGGAACATCCACAGGTCGAGAAACAGGTGGAAAATAAAGAATACGATGAAGAGGAGTTTGGGGATGAAGAATTTGAACACGAATGTCCGAGATGCGGATTCAAATACAACTAAACACCGCTTTCCGTGGAAATGGAGACTGTCTGACCTAAAAGATGTGGAGAAGAATGGCAAAAAGGTATTTAGCTGCTTCTCCTGTGGCGGTGGTTCCACGATGGGATATAAACTTGCCGGTTACACGGTGGTTGGAAACTGTGAGATTGATGAGGATATGGAAGCAATTTATAAGCAGAACCATCATCCGAAGCACACTTATCTCATGGATATCCGTGATTTCAACCGTTTGGGAACTTATCCGGATGAATTAAAGAATCTGGATATTCTGGATGGTTCGCCTCCATGCAGTGTGTTCTCTGATGCGGGAGCAAGGGAGAAAGGCTGGGGTACGGAAAAGACATTCCGTGAAGGTCAGAAGAAACAGCGACTGGATGATCTGTTTTTGCATTTCATCCGTACAGCAGAAATATTGAAACCGAAGATTATCATTGCAGAGAATGTAAAAGGTCTGGTGGCCGGTAACGCAAAAGGATATGTCAATGAAATCATCAAAGCATTTAAGTCTGCCGGATATTCCGTGCAGATTTTTCTTTTGGATGCCCAGACAATGGGCGTGCCACAGAGAAGAAAAAGGGTGTTCTTCATTGCGAAGAGAAATGACCTGAATCTTCCAAAGCTGGTACTGGATTTCAGGGAGGAGCCAATTCATTTCGGAGAGGTCAGAAGTGCTCATGGGATTCCGCTGAAGGAGTGCATGATGGCGAGCCTGATTAAGAAGAGAAAGCCGGGAGATAAATGCTTTTCCGATATTTCCGAACGTGTACGTGGAAAAAGGTCTATGTTCAATGACAGGATTGTGGAAGACCACGTGATTGCACCGACCAATACATCCGGTGGGATGAGTGTGAGATTCGTGGATGGGGAGAAATATTCCGATGCAGATTACATTGCGACACAGACATTCCCACAGGATTATGATTTCGGAAAAGAATCTGTCCAGTATGTGTGCGGGATGAGTGTTCCGCCGGTTATGATGGCACAGATTGCATCCGCTGTGTATGAGCAGTGGTTAAGGGACTAAGGGGTGGTGTAGATGTCATGGAATATTGATGAGAATTACAAAATCGAAATGACCAAAGGCGATACACCAACTTTTGCATTCGAGATTTTTCTGCCGGACGGTTCTGTTTATGAAATAGAAAAAGGCGACAGGGTTGTATTTGCAGCAAAAGCAAACAAGTATGATTCTGAGCCGGCATTTACCATAGAGGCAGACATGGAATCACAGACCATTGCTTTTAAGGAAGAGCATACAAAGGCACTGGAGATTGGAAAATACATTTGGGAATTATCCCTGAATAAAGAAAATGGATATCGCTGTACCTTTATTGCAAACAAGAAATTGAATCTGACAGTGGAGGTGGCGTAGAGATGGAAAAAGTGAGTGGAACATTAAGCAACGTTCCGGGAATTGCAAATTATGAGAGCTTGAATGACAAGCCACAGATAAATGGTATGGTACTATCAGGGAATAAAACAGCAAAGGAACTGGGCCTTGCACCAGCAAGTCAGGTGGAGCAGTTGCAAAAGACGATAGATGGTCTTGTGGATGGAAATGAGGTGGCATACTGATGGGAAATGTATTAGTGAAAGAAGAAACTCTGACACTGATTGCAGATGCCATTCGTGAGAAAAGTGGTAGTAGTGATTCTTACAGACCAGGGGAAATGCCGGAGGCTATTCTGGACATTTCCACATACAGTGGGGAGGGTGCAGATCCGAATAAGCCGATTCGATTTTATGGACCATATGGAGATTTGATATACAGTTATACTTTTGCTGAGATTTCAGAATTGACAGAGTTGCCGCCATTACCGGAGTATAAAGGTCTGGTAGGACAAGAGTGGAACTGGTCATTGGAGAATATCCTTGCAGAAGGAAGTGAATTAGAAATTGCTTCTATGTACATCACAGATGATGGAGCCACAAGAATATATGTTACTTTGGACGAGGAAACCGTATCTCCTAAAATCGGTTTTATACAAGAAAATGCAAATTCAGTAAGGATTGATTGGGGAGATGGTAGTCCTATGGAGTCTTCGGATGTCTATGGCACTTCAAATTTGGTTAGTGTCGAACATAGTTATGAGAAACCAGGGAATTATGTGATTCGCCTTGTCCCTGATGAGGGAGCAAAGTTTTGGCTTGAAGGAAGTACAAACGGAACCTGTATACTTCATAAGATTGCCAGAGGATCACTGGAAAATATGATTTTTTCAAATTGCATCTACAAAGTGGAGCTTGGGAGAGGCATAACTTCGTTAAGGGAAGGTACCTTTTGTAGTTACACTATAAAAACAGTGACGATACCGAAAGAAATATCTGATTTTGGGAGAGGATTTCAAAAATGTTATGCTTTAGAATACTTGCCGTTTCCGAAAGGTGTGGATGATTTAACAAGTTCTGCTTTTGAAGGAAGTTGTTCATTGAAAAGGGTTATCTTTTCCGACACACACCTTTTCATGGAACAATATGCGTTTCATAATTGTACACAGTTAGAACACGTTGTTTTATCTTCAAAAGTAAAAGTGCATGGGTCATATGTCTTGGCCGGAAATAAGAAAATTGAAAAATTAGATTTATCAAAACAGAGTACAGAAATAAGTGAAAGTTCATTTTACGATTGCTCTAACTTAAAAGAAGTGATAATGCAAAAAACATTATGGAAAATTGGACAGAGTGCTTTCCGTTCATGTGATATGTTACAGGAAATAGAAGTGCCAGACACAGTGAATCAAATAGGTTCATACGCATTTGGTGATTGTCCTTCGCTTAGAAAAATAAATATACCTGAAGGGATAACGACACTTCCGAGTAGCCTATTTTATGGATGCTATTCATTACAGGAAATCATAATACCTTCTACGGTTACTGAGATAGGGGCATATGCATTTAATAAATGCTATGGACTTCAAAGATATTATTTGTATCCAACAATTCCACCAACGCTTAGCAGAAGTTTGGACCTTGCGGCAACGGAAGGGATTGTGATTTATGTTCCGAAAGGATGTCTGGAAGCATATCAAACGGCGGAGTATTGGAAAACTTATGCAGATTGCATGGTAGAAATGGAGGAATAACGTGAGGAAACTGAAAAAATATAAGCCAACAAAGTTCATGGCTGAGGATTCTGTGTACAGTCAGGAACTGGCGGATTATGCAGTTTCCTTTATTGAATGCCTGTGTCATACGAAAGGGACATGGGCGGGAAAGCCCTTTGAACTGATTGACTGGCAGGAACAGATTATTAGGGATGTGTTTGGAACTATCAAACCAAATGGTTATAGGCAATTCAACACAGCTTATATTGAGATTCCTAAGAAAATGGGTAAATCAGAGTTGGCAGCAGCAGTCGCACTTTTGCTTACCTGTGGAGATGGAGAAGAGAGAGCAGAGGTTTATGGATGTGCCGCTGACAGGCAGCAGGCATCCATTGTATTTGAAGTTGCAGCGGATATGGTTAGGATGTGTCCGGCACTGAATAAGAGAGTAAAGATACTGGCATCTCAGAAGAGGATTATTTATCAGCCGACAAACAGCTTTTATCAGGTGTTGTCGGCTGAAGCCTATTCTAAGCATGGTTTTAATATCCATGGGGTTGTGTTTGATGAGCTTCATACACAGCCGAACAGAAAACTGTTTGATGTTATGACCAAAGGTTCTGGAGATGCCAGAACACAGCCATTGTATTTTTTGATCACAACAGCGGGTACAGATACAAACAGTATCTGCTATGAAACACACCAGAAAGCAAAGGATATTATTGAGGGGCGAAAGATAGACCCGACATTTTATCCTGTTATTTATGGTGCAGATGAGAATGATGACTGGACAGACCCGGAAGTGTGGAAGAAAGCAAATCCCTCACTGGGAATTACGGTTAGTATGGATAAGGTTCAGGCTGCTTGTGATTCTGCAAAACAGAATCCGGGAGAGGAAAATGCTTTCAGGCAGTTACGATTGAACCAATGGGTAAAACAGGCAGTCCGATGGATGCCAATGGAAAAATGGGATGCTTGTGCGTTCCGTGTAAATGAAGACGATTTAGAAGGCCGTGTATGTTACGGTGGTCTGGACTTATCCTCCACCACTGACATCACGGCTTTTGTATTGGTGTTTCCACCGAGGGATGAGGATGATAAGTTTGCTATCTTGCCTTATTTCTGGATTCCGGAAGATACGTTGGAATTGCGAGTCAGACGCGACCATGTTCCATATGATGTCTGGGAGAAACAAGGATACCTAATGACCACAGAGGGAAATGTTGTTCATTATGGATTTATTGAAAAATTCATAGAGAGACTGGGAGAGCGTTTCAATATCCGTGAAATTGCCTTTGACCGTTGGGGTGCTGTACAGATGGTGCAAAACCTTGAAGGGATGGGATTTACAGTTGTTCCATTTGGTCAGGGATTCAAAGACATGAGTCCTCCGACCAAAGAACTTATGAAGTTGACATTGGAACAGAAACTTGCCCACGGCGGGCATCCGGTTCTTCGGTGGATGATGGACAACATTTATATCCGTAATGATCCGGCGGGAAACATCAAAGCAGACAAAGAGAAATCCACGGAGAAGATTGACGGTGCCATTGCGACCATTATGGGGTTGGACAGGGCAATCCGTTGTGGAAATGATGTCACAGCATCAGTTTATGATGAGCGTGGCATTTTATTTATCTGATTGCAGCTGTACTTGACGATGCGTGGTCAAACATAATCATTGACTGTGTATTGTATGCAGCTTTCGGCAATTTTTCACTGCTAAATACATCCACGTATTTATGTGATATACTGATCTCATCTTAAAAACGGAGGTCAGTTATGGAACAAAAATTTTATGATTATTTAGTAAGTCGAGGATTTAAGGAATACGCACCGTGCGGAAGAAAAAGTACAGTTTACAGCTATTGTAATCGTATTAACCTTGTATGCGACTTGGAGAAAATGACATGGGAAGAACTGGGAAATAACATTTTGCAGATTATTCCTAAATATGATGAGGGTGGAATACATGAAGATATTGGAAAGAAATCAAACAGAACATGTATAAATGCCCTGAAAGCATATGCAGATTTTGTGGGAAAGTAGTATAGAGAGCATCTATCAGAAAAATGGTAGGTGCTTTTTTCATGCAGTTTTTTAGAAGGAGAGTGAGGAACATGGGAATTTTATCAGGAATTTTTAAGTCAAGAGATAAGCCACAGAATGCAACATCCGGTAGTGCATACCGATTCTTTATCGGTGGTAGTTCCAGTGGGAAGAATGTCAATGAGCGTTCTGCCATGCAGATGACAGCGGTGTATTCCTGTGTGCGTATTTTATCAGAGGCGGTGGCAAGTCTTCCGCTTCATGTTTACAAATACAACGGAGATGGTGGAAAGGAGAAAGCGGTAAAACATCCGCTTTATTTTTTGCTCCATGATGAACCGAATCCGGAAATGACTTCCTTTGTATTCAGGGAGACATTGATGACGCATTTGCTCCTCTGGGGCAATGCATACGCCCAGATAATCCGCAATGGCAAGGGAGAAATCATTGCATTGTATCCGTTGATGCCGAACCGAATGACGGTGGACAGGGATGATAAGGGACAGCTTTATTATCAGTACAACACCAGTAAGGATGATGCACCGACCATGAAGGGGAGCATGGTCAATCTGAAACCTTCGGATGTGCTTCACATTCCCGGTCTTGGATTTGACGGATTGGTTGGATATTCTCCGATTGCAATGGCAAAGAATGCGATTGGTATGGCGATTGCCTGTGAAGAGTATGGTGCAAAGTTCTTTGCAAATGGTGCCACACCGGGCGGTATTCTGGAGCATCCGGGAACCGTAAAGGACCCACAAAGGGTAAGGGAGAGTTGGACATCTGCCTTTGGTGGAAGTTCCAATGCCAATAAGGTTGCAGTTCTGGAAGAGGGAATGAAGTACACACCGATTTCTATTTCACCGGAACAGGCACAGTTTTTAGAAACAAGAAAATTTCAGATAAATGAAATAGCTCGTATTTTCCGAGTTCCACCACACATGGTTGGGGATTTGGAGAAGTCGAGCTTTTCTAATATAGAGCAACAGTCTTTGGAGTTCGTGAAGTACACCTTAGACCCTTGGGTGGCTAGGTGGGAACAGGCCATTGTCCGTTCTTTATTTTCTGCGGATGAAAAAACACAATACTTTGTCAAGTTCAATGTGGATGGGTTGCTCCGTGGCGATTATCAGAGCCGTATGAATGGTTATGCCATTGGCAGACAGAACGGTTGGATGAGTGCCAATGATATCAGGGAACTTGAAAATCTTGACCGTATTCCGGAAGAGGAAGGTGGCAATCTGTACCTTATCAACGGGAATATGACCAAATTAAAAGACGCAGGGATATTTGCGGGAAAGGAGAACGAACCGAATGAAGAAGTTTTGGAAGTGGAAGAACCAAAAGGTTCTGAATCAGGAGACACAGATGGAAACGGTGGAGAGAACACTGTTCCTAAACGGCACCATCGCAGAGGATAGCTGGTTTGATGATGACGTCACACCGCAAATGTTCAAGGAAGAATTGATGGACGGAAATGGAAACATTACGGTCTGGATCAATTCGCCCGGTGGAGATTGCGTGGCGGCTGCCCAGATTTACAACATGCTCCGTGAGTATGAGGGCAAGGTTACAGTCAAGATTGACGGGATTGCAGCGTCAGCAGCTTCGGTCATTGCCATGGCCGGTGATACGGTGCTGATGTCTCCGGTATCCATGATGATGATTCACAATCCGATGACCATTGCTTTTGGCGAT